TCTCGCCACTTCATCAGGCCTCAGCAGTTCCCTTTTTGGCAGTTCTGTCAATTGTTCCCCCCTGTTTTTTGTTACTTCAAAACAGCCTTGCACTCCATGCACACCAGAACCGGCTGCTGTGCCGTCAGCTCCTTACCAACTGGATTCCCCGGCGCAAAAGGCGATATGGCGTAAACCCTGATTGCCGGGATGAACAAATCACACCCGCATTCACACTTTTTCGGGGCGGCACCGTCAAGCATCTCCTGCGTTATCGGGATCTGTTCTCCCGGCCGGAGGGGACGGGCCTTAAATCCCTGTTCCATTCTTCGTTTCGCTTCTCCCATTTTTAGCTCCTTTCAGTAAGCCATTCTCTGTTTTATTTCCTCGACGGTTAGGCCGTCGTAGGCGGAAATTACCGGACCTTCTGCCATGTCCCTACTCTTGAGCCCCATCGCCATCGCCAGGGCCACCGCGCCGTCGATCCTGAACCTCGTTTTAGACTTGTCGATCTTCCGATTTGCCGCCGGATCGGAAATTGCCATTGCATTTGCCATATTCCAGGTAAGGCAGGGATGGCCGTCATGGATGAGGCGCCGTTCAAGAATCGAAACTTCCATGGCATCAATCGCCGGGGACATATCCTTGAATCCCTGGCCCCACGGAACAAGCCTTAAGGCGCCGGCGCGGGGCTTGTCCTTCCCATCAACGTAGGCATCCAGGCCGATCCTGCCCATGGCATTGAGCAAATCGTCAATGCTCCACCTGTCATAGGCCATCCCCTTGACGGAATACTCCTGAACAATCCGGGCAAGCCGTTCAGCCACCCAATCATATTGAATCGCCCTGCCGGGAGTCGTCTCGATGAACCCCGCCTGTTTCCAGGCCCAATAAGGCACCCGGTCCCGGGTCTCATGCTCCCGAAGTGTCGCCTCCGGTTTCCAGAACCATGCCTTTGTCCGCTCGTTCTCGCCGGACGAAATAGCGACAAGGGCCGTCAGGTCCGTTTTCCCGGAAAGATCAAGTCCGAGGTAAACGGATTCTCCCGGCTCTATCGCGGCTTCCCCCTTGCACCCCTCCCATTCGGCCCGGGGGATCAGGGGGGACTCGGATTCCACCCGCTGGTTCAGGTAGAGGTTCCGAAAGGCCGACTCGAATGACGGCATCCGCTTTGCCCGCTTTGCCGCCGTCTTCATTTCCGACAGGGACCGGAAGTCCCCGAGGGCCGGGTTCGCCAGTTTCCAAAGTTTCTGGTCCGAATAAATCGCTTCCTCGTCCGCATCATCCGGGACGGCATAGAGGTGGCAAACGGTCGTCGGGTCATGTCCGGAAAGACCGTCATCGATGAGTTGGGAAAGGATGTGCTGAGGGTCGTTGCTCTGAGTCGAAATAACAATGAAAAGGGGCTCTTCCCGGGCCGCCATGGAGGTATCAAGAGCATCGTAAAGGTCCCGGTTCTTGGCCTGGGCCAGCTCATCAAAGATAACCACCGTGGGGTTCAGCCCGAACTTGGTTCCGGCTTCGGCGGAAACGGCCCGGTAAATCGAACCGTTCCCAAAACAGACCATCGTTTTCGTGCTGTCCACGATCTTGATGAAAGATTCAAGCTCGGGATCCGCCCGGACGATCTGGGCCGCATATTTGAAAACAAGGGCCGCCTGGTCCCTGTCATTGGCCGCCGAGTAGATTTCCCCGTTCTTGACCGCCTCCGGCCCGACAAGGTGAGTCAGGGCAAGGCAGGCAATCTGAGCCGTGTTGTGTGTCGGAACGCATCCATGACCGCATAAAAACAAACTATCTCTCGACTCTACCTGAATACACTTTGTGGGAACAGACTCAACTTGTTCGCATGATACTATGGAAATCGAACAACTTCTTTTTCCCAGCGACCTCGGTAACAATGATTGCTTTCGTTCAAGCCTAAATATTTTGTTATCTATGCTTGACGGAAACGCTACGTCCCACTTGTCGCCAATGTCGCGTCCGTTTAACGTGGCCCTTCTCTCGCTAATCGTAGCCTTTAATCCTAAGGACCTTGCGATCCGCCACGTACCAAGGGCGAGGTCTTTTTTTGTCGTAGTGAACGAACATCGGGGAGTTGTTCTACCTGCGCATCGCGTCACCGTTCCGTCCGTGTCCATTAATCCCTGCAAGAGAGCCCATCGTTGTTCCGTGCCTGCGTTAAAATACACTTCAGGTATATGCTTATTTCTGATAAGGTTCTCGTTTCTTAGGGTTTTCTTAAAACAATCCTTCGTTCTATGCTTAATTCCATCAGAGATATTTATAGTTGCCGATCTTCCGGGTTGCCTTGATATAGATATACTGTGACCAACTTCATTTTTTATAGCATTCGTAATTTCTTTTAGATCGACATCTCCGCAGGTCAAACGCGGCCCATGCGACGATCCGTCACCAAGCCATAAGCCCAAAAGATAAGGAGGTATCGGTAGCTCTATATCACCGCTTGCCAGCGCCCCTGCGCATTGTATTTTATGATTATTCTCGTTTCGCCCATCAGGGCGAAGCACCTTCACGCTCTCTGCTATTTGTGGCGTGGTCACTATGCCCCGCTTTGGGCGCGCTCCGTTTCCGCTTTTTTTCTTGATATAATTTTCCCATGGCCTATATCGATGGGTTGTAAACCATTGATGTTGTTCGTCTGCTATCACAAATGAACCGTCACTGAACGTCAACTTCCAGCATTGTAGGTTGTTATGGACCTCGGATACGAAGGTTACGCGTGTCGGATTTCCGTTGGCATCATAGACATAATCGCCTTTCTTGATGTCTGCCATTGCTTTCCATCCACTTGGTGTGGGGATTGGGGTATCAATCGCGAGGCCCTTCCCATTCTTCCTCCCAAGGCTCAAGATAGCCCGGCGAACCACCCGCCGCCCGCCCTTGTCGACCGAACCGTAAATGTCCCGGATGAACTTTCTCTGGAATGGGCGCATCTTGAAAGCAGATCCCTCCCCCTTGCCGGACGGGACGGTTAGCTTCTCGATGAACTGGATAACCCTCTTGACGCGCTGGGTGTTAGTTGCCATTGATCCTCCTGATTTCGATTCCTGGAAAGGCATCGGTCATGCGCTGAAGAATGACGGCGCAGTAGCCAGGGCTGATTTCAATCCCTCGGCATTTGCGGTTCAGGTTTTGGCAGGCGACAAACCCGGTGCCGCTTCCACCGAACGGTTCAAATACGGTCTGGCCTTTTTCTGGTGTCATGCGCTCAATAAGCCATTCCCAAACCTTTAGTGGTTTAGGTGTCGGATGCCCGTCTGCGCCCTCACGATCCGCCGCCATTACAACGCTGTCCGGGCGGCTCCCCTTGCCTGCTTTCAAATACGGATCGCTCCCATAATATAAAATCGGGTTGTTACCGTTGAATCCCCAAGGCCCCGGTGCCATCGCCGCAGGATGCACCCACGTTCCTATCCATTTAGGCCGCGGGTAATCCCATAAATTCATAACGCCCGTGACAATGGCCGCAGGCAGGTTTTCCAAAACAAAAGGCATAAATCCCTTTATGAGATTCTTTACATTTTCCGGCGTGTCTTCAAATGATCCATAATTAACGCCAACTCCATAAGGCGGGTCTGTTACTGTGCAGCTTGCCTTCTCTCCCCCCATAACGCGCCCCACGTCCTCTTTTTTCGTGGAGTCGCCACACAACAAGCGATGCTCACCGATAAGCCACAAGTCCCCCGGCTTTACACCCCACGTTTGATTCAATTCCTCGGCCCGGTCTATCTGAGGTTCGGCGTCCTTTGGTTCCGCATCGTCGGCCCCGAGCATCCAGTCCTCCGGCAGATCCACCCCCCAATCCGTCAAGGGGAGGTCGCTCCACTCATTCGCCAGGGCGTCAAAGTCCCATTGACCGAAGGCGGCATTATCCTTGACGACAAACTCCCGTTTCTGCTCCGGGGTCAGGCCGGTTACGATCTTCGCCGTGGCCTCCTTCGCCCCGATCTTCCGCAGGGCCAGGAGCCGCATATTTCCCCCGAGGACGGTCATGGTTTCGTCCACCACGATCTCCCGGAGTTTCATCATGTCGGGAAATTCGGTGAGGGACTTAACGAGGCGGTCCATGTCCTTGTCGGATATCCGCCGGGGATTGCCGGGATTCAGCTTAATACTTGAGAGCTTGACTGTCTTGATTTCAATCTTCGCCATTATTTCTTTCCTTTCGCATTTATCAACCCGTCAAACTTGGAACCCTTTCCGCGCCCAGGGTCCACCGCCAACCTCGCCCGGGCCGATGGTGTCATGCCAAACTCGGAAGCATACCGCACCATGTCACCGGCGGCCTTGTTCGCTATCCCGATTAAGGGCTGTTGAATCCAGTTTCCCGAAACGGTTTTCTGAACCAGGGCCGCGATCGCGCCGCCCTTTTGGGCCAGCTTCGCCAACTCTTCTTCGGCACTCCTCCACCTGGAATATGCCGTGCAATAAGCCGCGAGAGTATTCTGGTCGATATTGCAGAGGATCCCCATTGTGTTCAGCCCATCAGCGATTCGATTCCATTCCTCAAGAGCATAGGGGTCAAGATGAGACGGGGGCGATGGTATTCCCGCCGGAGGATCGGAAATTTGGTTGCGAATCTTCTGTTTTCCAGGATTCCCCTCAAGTATCACGAGATTTGTCGGTTTTCTCTTTCTGCCCATTTCAACCCCCTATTAAAATTTGTCGGACGCTAAAGCGCGAG